TTAACGAGTTATGTAACAAAGTTGAAGTGTTGTACGAACTAATTAAAAAGACGCCATGAGATTTGTAGTACAAACTTTCTTTGACATCACTGCTACCGGCGTTACCGGGCATTATAAACCTGCCCGTGTCCCGTTCCGAGATCATGCCGGTAATGTAATAACCGATGAAGTTGACTGGAGTCGCGCACGTAATCAACAGCGTAACTGGGAAACGCTGACACAGATACTGGGACTACGCACACAGTTGTTCCGCATACAAGAACCCACGGTAGACGTATTAAATCGTGCCTGGATGTTTGAATTTGAAACAGAAACTGACAACATTTACGGCACAGACGATGATTTAACTTTGGTATTACGTGCAGATGCAGAAGGTGTGCCCATGTTGTTGGGACTAGATAATAGACCAGAAATGTCTTCGGTGTTGGTTACTCAAGGAAAACACCAGAATATATGGTTCGCGCCGCTTGCCATAAATACATCAACGGAGATATAAAATGGTTGATACCACTGCTATTGAGAAAAAAAGTTTAGAAGCACACGTTGAGTTATGCGCAGAACGCTATAGTCAATTAGAACTGCGGTTGGATAACGTGGACGCTAAAATTGCCAGTCTAGAGCAGATGGTCATGCAGGTACGCGATATGGTCAGAGACATGGCCGAAAAACGCAACAGCCAACTGATTTCCTGGGGACTGGGTATCATGGGCTCCATGGCAGCTGTCATTGGCTGGTTGCTTGTACACTATGTTGTTAAATGAAAATAGACAAAGAACTCAGCAGAGAATTGCTTAAAGAATTTCCAACTCTAGAACACAACAGTATTTGGAAGAACTCTGCTGGCAATTACACAGTTTTTGGTCGCTACAGCATTGTCAAAGAAAACGCAGGATACAGAGTACATTGTGCTTTATCTGACGTTGGTATTTTCCACAGTAGCAAATCAGCATTGAGTTGGTGCATTGCCGATAAATTTAAGCAATACAACATAGCCCGCGAGCTAATGCAGTTAGATAATAATTTATATCATTTAACCGTTGATATCACTAATCGTGCTGCCATTGGTGATCGCACCAAAAACGCAGACCAACGTGAAATCATTCTGACCAAGCTAGAAAATAAGATCTTAAAGAAAAAAGAAATAGAAAATAGATTAGCTAAATGTGTGAATCGGGCTAAATATTATCAACAACGAGGATTCGATAATGAAATTGCAAGAATTGGCCGTACTGCCACAAACAAAACAAGTCGCTAAAGTATTTGAAAGTTACTTTGGTAAAAGCATTACCTTTGAATCACTTTCAAAGCGTCAAGCACATGCCATGTTGGGACGAGTGCGTGGTTTATTAAGTGAACATCGCCGCACAACCGAGTTCCATGTCAGTGAACAAAACTCTGCATACTTAAAATTAGTAATGCTAGAACAAGTGTTGACTAAAAAAATCAAAGAAGAAATCCCAGGCATAGCAGTTGATCCAAACAAAGTTAAACAATCTATTAATAAAATTACAGATCCAAAACTAAAAACAGCAATGACTAAAAGTGCGAGCGGTCAAACTCTTTCTCCTGATGAGCAAAAATTAGTTCAAGGTGCTGCTTTATCGGCAGTGGCTGCAGAAAGCCGTCATAGATATGGGCGCCGCCTGTCCGAGAGCGAAGTACAACAAGCTCAAGTTATTTTGGCAAGCCAAGACATGGTTGACCAAGTTCAGCGCATGATTGAACAAGTGACTTCCATACAGTTCAAAGACTTGCCAGCATTGGTTGATCAGATCCGTAATGAAATTGGCTATGATCAAGCTACAAAATTCAATGCAGATGCCACGGCCGCACTGGGCGGAATGGTTCAAAATCTACAGCAATCCAAAATTCAACTAGAAACTGCCATGGGCACAGTGACAGGACAAGCACCAGTGGTGCCAGGCGAAGTTGCCCCAGACGTTGGCGCCGAACTGCCCCCAATGGATGCTGGTGCAGAAATGTCTGCTGAACCCAGTGACGAGTTAGATGCACTTGCTGCCGATGCAGAAGCAGATCTTGACAAGCCTGTTAAAACTGGGTTAGGTCGCGAGCGTAGATAATGCGTTTACGCGAATTCGATGAGTCTGCCAACAGCGCTCTTAGACTAGCGGCGCTGAGCCAGTTTCTCAGCGACAGAGCCGAAGACGAAGCAGCCTCAAAACAGATCAGTCAAAAGGCCTTTATTGATCTTGCCCAATCTCTGGGTGTTAATGTAACTGAACAAAATCTTGGTGACATGATCAGCCAAGAACCATTGAGTAACCTGCTCGAACCACTGGAGCCAAATTCTAGTATAGTCAGATTCAAAGGCAACACTGAAGCCACCACAGGTATGAGTGTTGATCAAGCACGTACTGTGGTTGACAGCAATGCCAAAGCAGCCATGAAGCGCCGTCAATAAAATCATCACTGGCCGGTCAATGGCATTAAATATCGCTATGACACAAAGAATCTTAATTGACAAGTTGGAATTTTATATTACCAACGTATGTAATCTAACCTGCAATGGGTGTAACCGATACAACAATTACAAATTTAGCGGCTGGCAAAGTTGGGACGAAGCAGAGCCTATACTCAAACGTTGGGCTGAAAAAATAGATATACGACATCCTGTGATACTTGGCGGCGAGCCATTGCTTAACCCTGACATTGTCAAATGGATCAAAGGTATCAATGCACTATGGCCCGATCATTCCGGTACGCAAGTACAAAGCAACGGCACTAGAATTGACTGCGTTAAAGGACTCGACGAGGCACTTGACCCAGGATCGGGAAATTGGTTAGGAATTAGCTTACACAATCCTGACGATCGAGAAGAAATATTTGCTCGTGTACGAAATTTTTTAGGCCCCACTGTGGTTGAAACCCAACGTAAAGATGATCCCATTGGTAGTGACTATCAATTTATCAATGATAAGAAATTAAAAATCCACGCATGGATGAGTAATAAATTTGTTCAAAGCAACATCATTGAGCGACCCGATGGCAAATACACAGTGTATCGAAGTAATCCTACGAAGGCTCATGATATCTGCACTTTCCGTAAGTTTAAAAATTATCACATGATCAATGGTAAAATCTACAAGTGCGGACCGGTGGCATTGATGCCAGAATTTGATGATCAATACCATTTTGAAATAAGTGATCAGGACCGCGCTATAATGCACGGATACAAACCATTGACCATCGACGAGTTTGATACCCGTGGTAAAGAATTTATCGACAATATTGACAATCAAATTGATCAATGTAAATTTTGTCCCGAAATTTACAAGTATCAACCAATTACATTCAGTGATCGTAAAAAACCCTGGATAAAAGAGCCAAAATAATAGTAAATACATGCTGAATGTAGTATAATACATTTAATGTATGCAAAGGATACAAGTATGAAAAAAATTATTTTGGTCGTATTAATGACAATCACAACAGCCGCTTTTGCTCAGCACGGCCACTTCCACCATGGCCATCATGGCGGACATTGGCAACGTGGGCACAACAACGGATGGGTTTGGATGGTCCCTGCAATCATTGGAGGTGCAATTGTGTACGAAGCATCACGTCAGCAGCCTCCGCAAACCGTAATTATTCAACAGCAACAGGCAGTTGACACAAATTGTAGCCCTTGGACAGAAACACAAAATCCAGACGGCACAATAACCAGAACAAGAACTTGTACAAAGTAATTGTAAATCAGTAAATTAAAAAAGAAAGTATTAGTAGTATGGCATTAGGTAAAGTAAAATGGTTTAATGAAACCAAAGGTTTTGGATTTATTACTCCAGACGCAGGCGGTGAAGAATTGTTTGCACATTATTCAGCAATTCAAACCCCGGGTTTTAAAGTCCTCAAAGAAAATCAACGTGTAACATACGATGTTGTGCAAGGGCAAAAAGGTTTACAGGCATCTAATATCGTACCGGAGTAATTATGGGGAAGTTAGAGTTCCTAGAAAAGAATGCACTTTGGATCATAATGGATCCCTGGGAATCAACTCCGTTTGAGGAGGATATTAAAAAATATCCCAATGTAGATTTAAGGAATGCAATGGTGACTGAAAAAATTGCCAAGTATATACCAAGACTAAAACATGCTTTAGTATCTTGTCAAGATGTACATCTGGACCAACCCGTTAAAGTTGCGCCTGCATTGGCACATCTTCCTAATGTGTGGTACAATTTTGATTTAGTAAAAGCATACGCCAGGGAACATTCCTTACGGAACGTGGTGTATGTTGGATTTCACCATGGTCACTGCATTATTACTAGACCTACGGGTGCCCGTGCCTTTAAGAAAAATATGAGACACATTAATCTGTGGTTGAAAAAAGAGTTGGTTGGTATGCTACCCGGAGACGACATGGCGTACAATGACTCAGTGAGTGAGAGTTACATGAAATTTATCTGACAGGAATATAAAATGGCATACAGCAATAAGGTAGTTGATCACTACGAAAATCCTCGCAATGTGGGTAAATTTGAAATTGATGATTCGATTGGCACAGGCATGGTAGGAGCTCCGGCCTGTGGTGATGTAATGAAATTGCAAATCAAAGTAGAAAATGGCATTATCACTGATGCAAGATTCAAAACTTACGGGTGCGGATCAGCCATTGCTTCAAGTTCATTGATTACAGAGATGGTCAAGGGCATGTCTCTTGATTCTGCATCGCAGATTAAAAACTCTGACATTGCTGAAGAACTAGCACTGCCTCCAGTTAAAATACACTGTAGTATTCTTGCAGAAGATGCCATCAAGGCTGCTGTGGACGATTATCGTAAGAAACATGATCTTGTTAACTGATGCCGCCGCTCAGAAAATCCAACAAACATTAACTCGCCGTGGACATGGCCGAGGAATTAGACTTGGAGTAAGAACCACTGGGTGTTCTGGACTTGCGTATGTGTTAGAATATGTAGACACCCCACAGCCAGAAGATCAGTGCTTTGACTGTGCTGACTGCCAGGTATTTGTAGATCCTAAATCCAGTGCATATTTGCAAGGCATCACTGTTGACTATGTACGACAAGGACTCAATGAAGGATTTGAATTCCGCAATCCCAATGAACGTGATCGTTGCGGCTGCGGCGAATCATTCAGAGTATGACCACACAGACAATTCAGTGGATTAAAAACAATCCTGCATTTTGTACAGCGCCACATGCTGCCTACGATTTTAGGCTCAACAACGGCAAATTCAAAGTTACAACTTGTTGTAATTTGGACATAGCTAAAACAGACAAGGATTTGGACTTTGGTTTTATAGAAACTGTCAAACAAGACATGTCAAAGGACATTGTGTCGGAACACTGCTGGCGATGCACACACGACGAACAAAATCAAGCACAGTCGGAACGTGTAAAATACATGCTTGGCTACTCAGACACCGAACTAGAACAGTTTAAGCAGACCAAAAAAACGCCCGAATTTCAGGTCGGCATGAAATTTAGTAATCTATGTAATCTAGCTTGCCGTAGTTGTAACGAAATTGACAGCAGTTTATGGGCCAACTTAATGGATCGCCCAACTGACGCCGAATACGAAATTGATATTTCAACAAACGAGAGCCACTGGAATGCACTGGTTGATATGATTCGTTCCAAACATAAAGAAACTGATAATTTTATTGTACACCCAATTGGCGGTGAAACAATGATTCAGCCAGGGTTTTTAAGATTGGTTGATTGGTTGATTGAAGAAAATTTAGCCAGTACCACTATCCTACGCATCACTACCAGTCTTGTGCCCAGTATATCCGAAAAGTTTTCTGCAAAATTTTCATTGTTTCGCCACATAGAATTTCTTTCCAGTATTGACAGCATTGGAGAAAATTATCATTACGTGCGATGGCCTGCTAAATTTAACAAAGTTCAAGACAACTTAGAAACATTCAATCTGTTGAGTCGACAATATCCTGGAAAATTTTCCTTGTCAGTCAGCCCGGTATTTTCATTGAATAACATTTTTTATGCAGTGGACTATCTTGATTGGTGGGAACAATGGGCCGATCAAACACAACAAAATCTATGGTTGTCTAATATACATCTGTACAAGCCAAAATCATTGATGGTGGAAAGTTTATCATTGCAATACTATCCGCAACTGATTGCACTGTTAGAACAATGTGTGAACCACACAGTATTTAAAAAGTACAAACGTACCGATGTGCTGAAAGAATTCTTTGTTGCCATGCTTGCAACAATTTCTAATAACAAAAACAACAACGAGTTGTTGTTTCAAAAGTACTTAACGTTCACTGCAGATTATGATAATCGCACAAACACCAACAGCTACACTTTAAATTCTAAACTGTTTGACCTACTGTCCGACGCCCATAAAACCATATACAACTCTCATTTGCAACATGTACAATCCAAAATTTAATTACACCCCTGTACCACGTGTAGAAGTGAACGGAAAACGTTTTTATGCAACACCAGATGGCAACAAGTTGCCTAGTGTAACAACTATCCTTGACAAAACCAAGCCAGAAGAAAAAAAATTAATTCTTGAACAATGGCGACGCCGAGTTGGCCATGAAAAAGCCCAACAAATTACCACAGAGGCTGCAAATCGTGGCACACGTATGCACACATACTTGGAACACTATGTAAAGAATGGCGAACTTAAAGACCGTGGCACTAATCCGTTTGGGTGGGCCAGTCATGCCATGGCCAATGTAGTTATCGACCAGGGAATTACCAACCGTGTGAATGAGTTCTGGGGGTATGAAGTTCCGCTGTATTTTTCCAAAGTATATGCAGGCACAACAGATGCCGCCGGGGTACACTTACACGAAGAAGCTATTCTAGACTACAAACAAACCAACAAGCCTAAAAAACGCGAGTGGATTGACGACTATTTCTTGCAACTTTGTGCCTATGCAGAAGCACACAATGAATTACATGGCACAAAAATTAAAAAAGGCGTTATTTTAATGTGTGTCAAGCCCGCCACTGACGACATGGGCAATGTACTTGCAACACCCGAATACCAGGAATTTGTACTAGAGGGCGACGAGTTTGAAAAATATCGCGGACTCTGGTGGAAACGTGTAGAGCAATTTTATATGCTAAATAGTTAATCACAGAGGACAACTAAATTGGCTATTGTACAAATTTCGCGAATTACCCAGCGTAAAGGGTTGCAGGAAAATCTACCGCAATTGTCCGGTGCTGAATTTGGCTGGAGTGTCGACGAGCGCAGACTGTTCATTGGTAACGGCACACTAGAAGAAGGTGCCCCGGTAATTGGCAATACAGAAATCTTAACAGAATTTTCAGACATTATACCTTTGGTGCAGGACTACACTTACAGTGGAGAGGCTGCCACAGGATACACAGTTCAAACAGGCCCATCTCCTGGAACTCCAGTCAAGTTATCCTTGCAAGACTGGATGGATCAATTCGCCACTGTTAAAGATTTTGGCGCTGTTGGTGACGGGCAGACTGACGATACGCTTGCTATTAACCGTGCAATTTATCAAATTTATTGCCGAGAAATTAATCCTGCAATTCGCAGAAGTTTATTCTTCCCCGCCGGCGTCTACAAGGTCACTGATACAATTATTGTGCCACCATACGCGACACTGATTGGCGAAGGTCCTGAGAATAGCATTATCCAGATGGCATCGGGCTCATCTGCATTTTATGTAATGCAAACAGGCGACAGTTTACAACAGGTCGGGGTTGATATTGGTACCAACGGCGCTACTCCTCCTGTGAGTATTACAATCGAAAACCTGAGCTTTCAATCCCTTGAACCAATTAACATTGCATTAATTGATCGTGCGTCTTCGTGCATCTTTAATCAGGTGCAATTTCTCGGGCCTCTAACAACAGCAGAATTAACTACGGCCACTGATGATACTGCCTGTGTAAGATTTGCCAGCAGTAATGCATTAGAAACACGTCAGATTAAATTTGATAATTGTAGGTTTGCCGGATCAACATACGGAATTGCAACAGATCAACAAGTTCGAGGAGTAGGAGTTACAAATGGATATTTTTCAACATTATTCCAAGGTATTCTAATAGAACCTAATCCCGATGGCGATGAATACAATCCGCAAGGGTTTGGCATTACCAGTTGTGATTTTGATACCATCTATGCCCAGGGCATTGTGTTTTGGGTCGAACGAAACGCCACAGCGCAAAATACCTTTGGCGATGTCGGAAACCACTTTGGCGGAGTAACACAGCCGTACACTGCTATTATAGATTTTTTATTACCTAATAACATCAGTGTTGGTGATTTGTTTGAACGATCAGATTCGGATGCTGTATTATATCCAAGAATACAGCTCAATGGCGAAGCTAGTATTGCGTTCACAAATGGTCAACAGTTGGCAATGGGAACGTATGTGAGAGAATCTGGTCTTACATCTAATTTAACAAATAACACAGTTACTCCTACCAATGCTATCACATACAGCCTAGGTGCTGTTGCCGCAATTAACATTAATTATACCATTGTTAGAGGAATAGCATACCGCACTGGTATTATTAATATAACCACCAATGCCGGCGGCGCCGGCATTTTAAACTACACAGATGACTACACGGAAAATGCCAGCACTGGTATTACTCTTACAGTAAATCAAACAGGTAGCACGGTTTTTGTAAAGTATATCAGTACAAATACCGGAACCGGTGCAACATTAACTTATAGTGTAACACATTTAGCCTAACGTGGTCTGGCCTGTAACATTTGAATCTCGGCTCGACAGTTGGACACAACTACGCAATCGAGCAAAATCCCTGCCTGTTGATCAAGCATTAGAAGCCATCAACAGTTGGTGGTTTTTGTCACCATGGACTGGCTATCATCTACACTGGGATGATCAGTCGGATTGGCCAGATCCGTGGCAATTATTAGATGACAATATTTTCTGTGAGGTTGCTCGCGGGCTTGGAATACTGTATACTATAACTTTACTAGAACATGCAGATATAGCCTCAGCAGAACTGGTTTTGTCAAAAAACGGTCATAATTTAGTGCAAGTCAACAGATCAAAATATATATTGAATTGGGACAAGGCAACTATCGTAAATATCAGTCCAGAAGTGAAAATAGTAAAAAAATTAACCCAAGCACAGGTTAAAGAGAAGTACAAGTAAAAAAACAAGAGAAGCACATGTCAACAATAACAGTAGTAAAGCGCAGTGGCCGCCGAGAGCCCATGGCCATTGAAAAATGGCAATCTCAGATAGCAAAAATATGTCAAGGTATAGCAGATGTTAGTCAGAGTATGGTTGAAATCAAAGCTCAGATACATTTTTATAATGGGATCACAACCAAAGAAATTGACGGTATCACATTAAGAGCTATTGTAGATTTAATTGACGTAGAATCCAATCCCGATGTAGGTCATACAAATTATCAATTTGTAGCGGGCAAACAGCGATTAAGTATGTTGCGTAAAGATGTGTATGGAAGTTATACTCCGCCACACCTGTACGAAATAGTAAAAACCAATGTGGCCACTGGACTATACACTCCGGAATTATTGGAGTGGTATTCAGAGGAAGATTGGAATCGTATGAATGATATAATCGACCACTCCAAGGACGAAACGTATTCGTATGCAGCCATTGAACAATTAATAGAGAAGTACTTGGTCAAGAACCGTAGTACCAAACACACATATGAAACTCCACAAATTAGATATATGGTCGCAGCCGCTACTGTATTTCACCGAGAAGAACCGAACTCAGCGAGAATGCGATTCATCAAAGAATACTATCAAGCCGCAAGCGACGGGCTTTTTACATTGGCCACGCCGGTGTTGGCCGGGCTTGGTACGCCTACTAAGCAGTTTAGTAGTTGTGTGCTTATTCGCTCGGATGATGATCTGGACAGTATTTTCGCGTCCGGAGAAATGATGGCCAAGTATGCCAGCAAACGTGCTGGCATTGGTTTAGAAATTGGACGACTACGTCCGCTTGGCTCACCCATCCGTGGTGGTGAGATCATGCACACCGGCATGATACCATTCTTAAAGAAATGGTTTGGCGACTTAAGAAGTTGCAGTCAAGGAGGCATTCGTAATGCAAGTGCTACTGTATTCTATCCTATTTGGCATCATCAGTTTGATGACCTTATTGTACTTAAAAACAACCAAGGAACAGAAGAAACCCGAGTCCGTCATATGGATTATGGGGTTGTGCTTAGTGCTTTCTTCTGGAGACGATTTAAAAACAAAGAACAAATAACATTCTTT